TTAATAGAGAACGCCGATGTCGCCCAACATGTCGGCGCTATAGATGCTGAACAGCTCGGAGCACTTGTTGACCAGCTCGATCATGCCGGTTGTGGTCATCGTAATGATGACGGGATCACCCCCCGCAAGAGGCTTCATCTGGATCTCAACAAGTGCAGCCGCGGGCCGCTGGGGCGAGGCCTCCGAGCGGACGTATCTCATCTTGTGAGCCTCGACGAGCGGCGGACTTGCGATCGCGATGGTGCAGCATGATACTTGAGTAGCCTGGGACATGGTCGCTCCGTGTTCTAGGTGAGGGCCGGCCGTGGTGTTTGCGCACCCGGCCGGCCCGCCCACCTTTGTCGGCGCGCGCAGCGGCTGTCAACCTGAAAGCGTAAAAGTTATAATTGCACCACTGTGGTGCATTTGGAGCTGCGCGAAATCGCCAATACCGTTCGTCAGAGAATGCCAAGGGCGGCGAGCGCCTCACGCTCGTGCTTCTCGCCCATCACTGAACAGCAAAACACGTCGACCATCTGGCCGGCCAAGTCAGCACCGACCACTGGCGCCAGCTGGCCCCGCAGCGTCACGCCTAGCTGCTCAAGCCTAGTCAACGTTTCATTGTCCGGCTTCCCGCACTCGAAGATCGCAAGGTCCTCTGCCGTGTCGAGCATGATATTGACGAAGTCGCGCACTTCGAAAGTCATCCGTTTTCGCTTTCCTCGTCATCCAAGTGCAGTAGGTCTTCGCCCAACTCCTTCAGAGCGTCCCCTGCGCGATGCAGCAAGTGCAATAGCTCGCGGACGTCGCTCGCGTGCCGGCCGTGGCCGGACAGGGCTGCCACGGTCGCGGCGGCAGCCATACGGCGAATACGATCCTCCGCCGAGATCGCCGAGCTTCTCAGGAATGATCGCGGCGGCATCTTGGAAGTCCCCATCTCGAGCCAGAGTGCGCGATCAAGGTTGGAGCCGACAGCGCCCTCCAATCCGCTCACGGTGTGCTCGATGCTGTCGCGCAGCTCACCGGTGCGTAGCAGAGGCTTTGGCGTTGGGAAGCCGTGGGCTTGTTTATCCGAGATCGTGCTCGGCGCGAGCGGCGCCCACAACTCGTGATCCTTTCCGATCGCGCCCTTGGCCTTCTTTTCGACGATCTCGCAGGCGCGTTTGATGATCATTGGTCCTGAGGCGTGAAGGTCGCGTTCGATCGCCGGGAGCTCGGCGATGAAGCCGAGAAGGGAAAAGGTCTTCATCGATGGCCCCCTACGTCACCGTGCGGCCGGCCCTAGCAGAGCGCGCCGTGATTGAGGTGGTGTAGCCGCTCATGCCGAACTCGTGGTGAACGGCATCGATCTCGAAGGATTGGTCGAACTCAGTGCCGGTCAGCTGCAATGCCATGCCCGCAGCAACCGCGGTATCACCGACGACCGTGGCGTTCACGGTTAGCTCGTGGCGGGCGCGTTCCTTGGCCTGCGACTGGGCGTATTTCTTGACGTGGTCCATCTCCAGGGTCGGGATGTGATAGGAGTAGGAGTGCGGACCGCCCGAGCCTTCAACAGTTGCCGTGTAGGCGAACACCTGCTTCTTTTTCGGATGCCAGGCTTTGCATGACACTTCGATCTTCTTGCCGGCCTCCACATTGCGGGACACACGGAGCGCGAGGCAGTCAGACGAGATCGGCCGAGTGTCCTGATTGATCTGGATCGAATAGGCCCCGGTCGAGCTGCCGAACGGCAGATAGTGGAATTGGCCGTTGGCATCGACGAACCAGCGCGCGCCGTCGAGCTCGGCGAGCTTATGGATCACCTGCGCAAACGAGACGTTGTCGGAGAGCTTGATGAAATCCTGCTCGAGCTTCTTGCCCGCCATGACTGCGCTCGACGTCACATTGCCGGAGAGCCCGACGCGACCGATCAGGTCCTGCACGATGTCGGAGGGAAGCTTGTTCTGCCACTTCTCTGACGTCTTGTTGTGGTGAAGCTTCGAGCTATTGTCCTGTCCGTATACATTTATGGTACGGCCGATGTAGTCGACGCCGACCCGCTTGATTTCCCCGGTGAAAACCGTCGATGTCTGGCCCCGCGCCATCACCGTCATGGTGGCGGTGTTGTCCGCGATCCCGGCCAAGTCCGCAGCGCCTGGAAAGCTCAAGGGCAGCGACGCAGAGAAGTCAGCGCTTTTCCGCTTGGCGTGCTGGCTCACGGAGCCATGCTCGATTGGGAATGCTGTGCCGTTGACGCTCAGCCATGCGGCATGAGGCCCAACCCCTGTCGTGATCGCCATGATGCTTCGAACCTTTCCTAGGTGGAAGATGCGCGGCGGCGGCCGGTACGTCCGCAGCAGCCGCCGCGCCCTACAGCGCACCGGCCGTCCGGGCGGCGGTGCGCGTGATCTTGTTTTCAAAAGTGTCGGCGGGACGGGAAGGAGAAACCGCCCCGCCGCAGTGTGCGCGCCCGCTGGATAAGGCCGGCGCGGGTCGTCATTGACGAATCCACGTTCCTGGATCGTTTGTGCCGATCTCGGCGACGTAGGTCGCGAGCGCCGCTTGCACCGCGCTCCGCCACGTCGGCGCGGCATCGAGAAGGTTGCCCGCAGCGCGTTGCACATTGGTGCCTCCGAAGGGCGCCAAGGCGCCGTCTATCGGCGTCGCTGCGACCGCGGTGACCCACTCAGCTTGAAGGGCCGCCGCGAAGGAGGACAGCGACACGCTCTGGCCCAGGATTGAGATGGTTCCGGATATAGAGTCGTACGTGACGCCCAGTTTTCGGCCGCCGAGTAGGCGTACAGGCCACGTTCCAGTGGAAGGCATAGCGTTTTCTCCTAAGTTTTAGCTCCAGAGCGCCACGACACCGCCACTCGTGCCGAGCACGGTGCCCGTTGCCAAGACGCGCCGGACCTGCATCTCGAGGATGTAGGTCTGGCCCGCGGTGAGCGGGATTGTCACTGGCTGCTGATCGGAGCCGTTGGCAAAGATCACGACGATGCCGGTGCCGCCGGCACCGAGCGTCACGATGAGTTTGGAAGTGACGAACGGCAGGTCGGCGCTGTCCGATGGCGTGACCACGGCACCTTTGCGCGGCGCCGAGATCGGCTCGTTGTTGGTGCCGAAGAACGGGTCGATCGCCGTCTTGCTCATAAGAAGGCCCCGATGTTGGTTGCCGCCATCCGCTCCAAGGCCCCGCCGGCGCCCGAATTAGCTGCGTCCCACATCAACCCTTCGCGGCCCCGCAGCAGCGCGACGAAATCGCCCCAATGCGACAAGAAGACGACACGCTGCCCGTCAATGATTTCCACGTTGCGCATCTTCCCGTCCGCCGTCTGAACATTGCTGACATGGTCGGGCGCGATCACCCGGATGCCGCCGCGCTGCTGTTCGAAAGTCATGATACTTGCTCCTCGTGGTTGGTGTGATTGCCGATTGACACAAAGCCGGTGGCGGTTTTCGCCATGAGCTTGTTCGCTCCGACATCTGTGCTGGGCTCGAGCCCCAAGCGCTGGCGCCCCTCATTTGCTGTTATGATGCCATTGGTGACGAGACGTTCGATGATCTCGCTTTCGACCTTCTGATCAACTTCAGCTTCCTCGGTCCACACGAACTCGACCTCATCGTCGAACTCGCGCTGGATGATTCCATTGATCATCTCGGCGGCCCACTGCTTCAGTGGCTCGACACCTTCCTCCTCAGCCGTGCGCTCGTGCTGTTCCGCCAAAGAGCGGTTCGCGAGCGAGACAAAGGCGGCCGGAGGATAGGAGAAGGCAAAGCAGACAATGCGGATCAGCCACTCATCGAACTCCGACTTGAGGGGTGGTTCCTTGAAAGGCTGGTACGCATTATTCTTCCCTGATGGAACGAACCTCATCTTGCGACGATTGGCGATGTTGCCGGCCAACATCGCGTCCCACGAGTCCTGAAATCTCTGTGTCTGATCTGGCGTCCACGACTCTGGCAGCGAAAACACCCCCTCGGGTACGTTGCCCTCGCGGAAGTATTCGTGTTGCGACATCGAGCGGCGGAACGCCGTCGAGATCGTGGTGATGATCTGCTGCACCGGACTGAAACCATACACTCCGCTGGTGCGCTGGTTAATGGGCGCATAGACCAAATCCAGACTGCTCAGATTTGCCGCAGGCACGCCCTTGAGGACTTGCTGAAAGGCTGGTGGCCACATGAGTCCGTTGGCAACCCTGAACCCGAGTAATTGATAATTCGCGGCGGTCACGGTTTGGCCAAGGAAGTCGAATGCGGTACCGTTCCAGCGGAACGGCCGTGGCACTCGCCCCGCTTCGCTGATGATGCGCTTTATCGTGGCGCCGTCTGTGGGACTGAGTGCCGTGAGGTTGCCAACAGGGTCGCGCTCGCAATAGATGGCCGGTGCATCGAGCACCAAAAGATCTTCGAGCACCTGCCGCAGCCAGGCACGAAAACTGACGCCCTCAGTCGGGAATTTGAAGAACTCCGTGACCTCCTTAGTGATGCCGCGCGTCCGGGCGGACACCGGACCCCCATCGTGCTTGACGCGGATCGTCCACGGCAGGCGCGTCATCTGATCCTTGCGCCGCTCGATGATGAGGCGAACCGGATCATACGCGTCCGCCAGCCGACGCAGCATCTCGAAAGTGACGGGCTCATAGGTGCGAGGGATCGTGGCAAGGTTGTAGCCCGGGACGTAATCCCAGGCGCGACCTGCTACTTCAGGCGCAACCGGCCGCATGGGCGCGGACGGCCCGAACCAACCACCGCCCTGATCGGACGTCTGACCGAGTTGCTGCGGCGTCACACTCGATATCGAGCGCGCCTCGCCACGCGGGGTCGCGACCTTCGTCAGGCCATGCGGCATGCCCAATTTATTGAGATCATCGGCCATCATGATGCCTTCGGCGGAAGTGAGCTAGCACCGGGTCCATAGAAACGGTCAGGATTGCTGCGGGCGAAGCGGAGCGAGCGCCGCGCGACTGCACCGTAGCCGAACAGCGCGGCGTCTCGCACTTCATTAAGGTGACGCAGTGTGGCGACAAGGTCCTCTAGGGCGCCCACTTTCGCCAATGCACCGAACTCACGGAGGTGCCGCGCGGCCTCGGCTTTCGCCAGCGTCATCTCGCTCGCAGTGCACTTTGCGAGTGCGCCGTCGTCGCCCTTGAGGGCTGCGTCGACATGATCGAACTTGGCGAAGGCTGCATGCCAGGCCTCGTAATGATCCGCGAAGATCTCCTGTTCCGTGCGCTGTAGTTCTTCGAAACTTTGAAAGCGTAGAGGCACGATGTTGCCTTTCTGAAAGTCGATCATGCAGTTGCTCCTCGAAGAAGCGATGCCGCCAGTGCAGCGTTGGCTTCACGCCAGACCGGCGATTCCTGTAAAAGGCTCACCGCGTAGTCACATCTGAGCTCGATGTACGGCGGTCCTCCGTCGCGATACTTCGTCACGTAGCTGCGGCCGACGACCTCGATGGTGCCAGCGGTGATGCAGGAAGGAAGCGCGATGTTGACCACCTTTTCCGGCTCGGCAGCGTTGAAGTTGAAGCCGAACTCGCGTCCTGATGCACGAACGTCATCCACATCGAGCCCAGCCCTGACAATCTGGCGGCGCAGGTATTCGATCCAGTTCTCGGCGCTGCCCTGAGACGTCAAGGCGGCAGCTACCAGCGCCAAAGCTGCAGCGTTGATGACGTCGTCCCGACCATTTCTGGGGTGATCTACACTGTCTTTTCCGGAGCGAGCTGATCGACGTTCGAGCGCGCAGAGTTGGGCGATCAAGCGCGAATGGTCGAGTAGCTCGATGCGGGCGCTGTTGACCGCCGGGAGCATCGTCAAATATGCGTCGCTGCGGGATAGGTTGGCGACCTCATAGGTGATGCCGTTGACCTGGAAGCGCTCGCGCGGCCATAGGCCAGCGTATCGATCGCCGACGATGGTGTTGACGCCGTAGCGCCGGCAGGTGTCGCAGATCTCGCGCACGACTTGCTCTGGGCTGAAGGGAGGCACCCATTCCTCAACATAGTCGAGAACGGCGCGATCGCCTTCGCGATGCGCGATCGCTATTGTCATACTGTCGCTGGATCCGCCGGAGGGGTCGACCGCCGCCACGTAGGTGATTCCGGGCGTGGGCAAGAGCTCGGTGCGGTCCGGGACAACGCAGGCATCGACCTTTTCGCGGGACACGAAGGTCTCAACGTCATCGCGAAACTCGGCTCCGTACTCAGCGGAGGCTTTGGCAGCATCTCGCTCGTACGCCTCATCAACCTCGGACTGCGGTACCGAAGGGTTCATCGTCCTGGTGCTGGCCTTCCAGACCAAGACCGGCGCGTCCTCTTTACCGAAGTAGCGCTGGTACGCATCGAACATCGCGCCCGTGCGGGCGTGCGGCGAGGAGGCGCAGAGCAACATGGCGTCGGGGCGCGTGGTCGTCATGGCCGGGCGCAATGCGGAGAGGATCTCGCTGTCCGGATTGGCGCTATCATCACCTTGCCAGAAGGCGATCTCATCGCAGAGTGCGGCGACTAACGTATAGCCTCGGACGCTCCGGAAGTTCGCAGTCGAGATCTCGATCGAGAGGCCGTTGATCAGATCGATCTTTTCTTGGGTCGGCACGCCGTCGACAAGATCCCGCAGCGGGGTCTCCATCAACATCGCCGTGATGTAGCGGAAGATCACGCGGGCCTGTTTTCGATCGGCCGCGATGATCATGACGGTGCCGCGCTCGCCCGGCACCAACTTTCCGGACCAGTCTTTGAAGACGGCCAAGAAGACTGCGATCAGAGCCAGCGTGATGCTCTTGCCGCCACGCCGACCGCAGATCAGCCAAGCCTCCGAAAACGCTGTAGTCGGCAGCGCCGCGCGCCCCGTGCACTGCATGAGGAGCTCGGCGCCGGCAGGATCGATCGGCAGCCCGAACAAGACGCTCAGGAAGATGGTCCAGGCGGCCCATGACTCGGGATTGCGGAACCACCGACCAAAGAGGTTCGGGTCGCGCATGGCGTCCATGATCGTGATCATGAGCGGCCGGTGATGCGAGCGATGATGTCGGCCGACGACGTCGGCTTGGCCTTCCCCGGCTTCACGCCGAGCTTGCCCAGGGCCCGGATGATCAGGCGGCTGCACATCTCAGCCTCGCCGTGCTTGCCCTTGGCCCGCTCGCGATCGGCCCGCACCACCAAGGCCGCGATCTCGGCGACCAGGATGCGCTCGGCGGCGTTCGGCTCGCGGCCGAGATCGGCGAGGATGGCGGCGGCTTCGTGCTGCCGGCGCTGTTCGTCCTCTTCCCTGATCTGCCACATTCGGGCCCACCCGCGCAGCTTGCGCGCGCTTGAATTGTTCGGCGACATCGTTCGCTCAATCGTTTGCTGGAATGGTTTTGGCTTGTCAGGCCGTCGCGGCGTCGCGGGTCTTGGCAAGGGTCTCCGTCAGCGACGCGATCACGCGCAGCTGCTCAAGATCGTCGCGACCGCGCCTGCGGAGGCGCGATGCTTTAACGTGCGCCGACGCCAGCGCTTCGATGGTGATCAGCTCTGCCGCGGTGGCGGGACGCCCCAGTGTCTCGCTGATCGCTTCAACGAACTCGCGCCGGAGCCGTGCATCCTCCGCCTTGACCAGCTGCATCAGGGCCCTGCCTGCTTTTTGCGTTGCCGTGTCGGTACCGGGCTTGAACATTTTTGGTCTCCTTTCAGACGCGCGAAAGCGCCCGCACGCCCCGCGGGGTGCCGAGTGTGGATGATCAGATGAGGTCGAGAGGTGATGAAGCTCACGCCGGCCGAAGGCCCGCGCGTCAGCGACTAGATGACAATGTTGGGGGTTACCGCGGACGCAGTGGTGGCCGCATGCGCGCGTACGATGGCCAGAAAAACAACCGGAATACAACTGCTAATTTGGGGAAGCTACTTCACCGCTGCCTGATCGGTTCGTGTAACTAGATAAAATAACTAAGTTTTGTGACTTTCTTCGCTTAATTCACGATGTCGTGAGTGGTGCAACTATTCGGGCAGCCGCCCGATGCTCCCGGCCATAGCGGCGATCTGCGGGCCGATTCGATCCATCAACCACATCTCATAGGCCGGCACATCGGCGACCCGTTTGCTTTCACCCACCCCCAAGACCGGCGTCTCCAACTCTGGCCAGACGCTCGCAAGGAAAGTGGTCCAGGACGCCTTCGGATTAGCCGCCTTGGCGATGGCGAACTCGGATTTGAGCTTCGCCCGCTCAGCATCCGGCAACGCTGCGAAGACTTCCTGCGCGCGGGCGTGAGCGGTCTGGTTGGCTTGCCTGCTCGCTGCTCGAGCCGGGCTTGCAAGCGCCTGGTACTCGCGATTGAGCTTCTTGAGACCGCCAGCGGCGATGAAGGCCGCGATGCGTGTGGTCATAGTCGCAAACCGCTCGGCGATCTCGGCGTCGAAGGTCTTGGCAAGACCATGGATAGTCACAATGCCTATCAAGGCCTTCTCGGCTTCCTCAATGCTGGTCGCCATCACAAGGCCGTCGCGGGCCTTGGCGGTGCGCCTGTCAGCACTTAGGAGACGGCTTAGGGCACGCTGCGCAAGGCGCTGGCTGCCGAACCAGAGCCGGCGCCCCTCGGCGCCGTGCGCGCTGGCATCGTTGACGGAAAGACGGGAATGATCACCGGCCGCCGTGATCAGCACGCAGGCGATGCCGGTGCCGATCATGAAGTGCTGAGCGATGGCGTCGGCGAGTTGAGAGGTGTTTCGCATATCGCCATCGTCGCGCAGGCGGGTAAAGGTGAAGTCAAGCTGCATTCATTTTAAGAAGGTCGATCAAAACGCTGCTGAAGTTCGGCCCCCGACAGGCGAGGTAGGCCATAAGGGTAGCCCGACTTCAAACACCCGGGCTCACACTCCAGCACGCCATTTTGGGCAAACTCATATTCAGGACCGTCGGGCGAAACGAAAGCGAGTACAAGGAAGGACTCCCCAAAGATAGCCAGATGCGTTGTGTAGGGCCCGTCGCTCGCAGACTCGTATTCGAAGCGCCCCGCCGTGTGCAGACGCCCTTGTCTCAGCGGCTGCGGCTTAGGGAACACCTTGAAGAGATCAGCCGGGATACGACCCGTCACCGCCATGTAGTTGGTGAACCATTGCGAATACACTCTTCCATGCTCCGGGACAATCTGCCCTGTGACCTTCCAATGCATAGCCAGTCCAAACTTCGCTCCGAAGAACTCGATGCATCGGTGAACGTAGGGGTCGTCGACATTAACCGGGGTCGTTCGGCCACGGAGCCCAGCCGTCTGATTCGGCAACAGAGGTGGATGACTGTGGTCGGTGTAGAAGGCCGACGCTACTTCAGGATAATTGGAGGCCATCGACCTGCCAATCTGGCGAACTTCTTCGCGTTCGCGCGGGTCATGGCTATCCGGATAGCTTCGCCCAAGCCATGCAATGATCGTGTCGATGGGAGCGCTTCCGCGGTTGCACTCCGCGCAGGCCGGGAAAATCAGGTCATTGGGACGCTGCTTCCTGCTGAACAAGATGCGCGGCGGCATGTGCTCCGGCTCGGTGGCCGTTCTACTGCCGCCGCAATAAACGCACTGAAACTCGCCATTGCGAATGCGCTGGTGCTTGATCGCCTTGACGCGAGACTCGCTCACTGCGTCCTATTTGCCCTTCTTTTTCGGCTTGTGCTTGGCCTGCGAGAGATCAGAGCCAGCTACAGAGCGAACGTCCTTGCTCTTGCTGGTGCGGAGCAACTTCGAGGCTTTCGACGCGTCACGCTTAGATGTAGCCATTGATTCTCTCCATTGAACGGAAGCGGTAGCGGGGAGTGATTCGCGCCTTCCCGTCAAGCGATGGTGGTAGGGTTTGAACAACCACTCGCTGCGTGATGCAATGGGCCGGGTCACGGCCGTGGACGGCCGAGCTTGGAGCCTCAGCTCACGCGCTCAGTGACGCGATAACCTTTTTCCTCGAGACAACTACTGACCGGTGCTCCGAGCTGGATGAAGCCGCCATGGCGCGCGCGATCCTGACACTCGGCGAGGTCATTCGCATACTTGGCGCCATCAACGCCGCGCATATCAACCGCCGGCGGAGTGTTGACGGTGTTGACGGCGCATCCTGCCAGACACAGAACGGCACTCATCGTCGTCAGCAATACGATCAACATTCTCATAATCCTGCCCCCTAGACCGCACGAGGAGTACAGAAATCCCCGCCCCCTTCGCAAGGGGACTAGTTCAGTCGCTCCAACAGTCTCGCCACCTGCACGGCCGACCAGATGCCGTTTCCGCGGGCCGTGGGGATGCCTCGGGTATTGAGGCCCTCGGCAAGGGCCCTTAGGCTCGTTTTCCCGCTGGCCTGCAGCTCGGCGATCACCGGCGCGATGTCGGCGGCCCGCGCGCTCGCGCGCTTCTGGAGAGCCGCCGCAGAGGCCGCTCGCATCTTGGCCGTCGGCTTCACACCACGATTGCCGCCGAGCGTTTTGCCGCGTTTCTTCGCGGCCGCGAGGGCGGCCTTGGTACGGGCCGAGATCATGCCAGCTTCCAGCTCGGCCACGGCAACCATCTGCTGAAGCAGGAAGCGGCCGGTTGCGCCTTCGATCTGGGGAAGGTCCGCGAAGCGGACGTCGACGCCAGCCTCCAGCAAACGCGATAGGAAGGCCACCGAGCGCGTTAAGCGATCGACCTTACTGACGACCAGCGACGCACGGTGCAGCCGCGCCGCAGCCAGCGCCTTGTCCAGGGCGGGCCTATCCGAACGCTTGCCGGACTCGACCTCGGTGTACTCATCGACGATCGACCAATCACCGCCGTTGAGGTAGGTCGTGACGGCGGCCTTCTGCGCGTCCAGGCCGAGGCCACTGCGGCCCTGCTTGCCGGTGGAGACGCGGTAATAACAAACAAATCTGCCGTTGTTCTGGACCATGGCCGCCTCGTTACAAATACGTCAACGTTCGTTGAGACGTTTGTAACGCGCCGGATGGTGCTGTCAAGCGGCGTTGAGGGGACAATCTTTCGGGGACATTGGGGGGACATGGGGGGACATGGGGACAAAGGGGACACCGAGCGCGGCACAAGAACGGCGTCGACGCGTTCCGGTTGGCCCGTCATGCGATCAGCCAACGCCACCACGGTCGTCTTGACGCTGATCTTCGTCCTGATCCTGGTCATCGCGCGCTATGCCCGCGCGCGCTGGGGCGCCCGCCGAGGTCGGATGGATCTCGGGTTGGAAAAAAAATCTGAGGACGGATGCGTGTGAGTATGGGCTATTCAACCGCGCACCCTACAACTGAGCGCCATGGGGGACCACCATGGCTAATACGAAATCAGCAGTTCCGCGCCTTGATGACCAAGCGGTATTGGCGCTTTTCCGAGAGCTGCAAGGGATGCACGCCCCCTCCAGCATGTCGTTGCAAGCAGCAGGGCTGGACTCTGTCGACGTCCTCAACCCTGGAGATAAAAAGCCGGCTTTAGACGAATTGGAACGAGGATCTGGCCGCTATCTGATCACCCGCATCAACCTCGGCTATCAACACTTCAACCTTTACTACATCCGCAATCAAGACGCAGGCCGGCTAAGCCCGTTCTACGACGAAATAGAGATCAACCACACCGAGAATCAAGGTGGACTTACTGTCGAAGCTCGTATGGCGCTGCTGGACCATCTCGACCGCAAGGTCACGCTCGGAGGTGTCAGCAAGCGCGATGAACTGGCGGCCAGATCGATCGACGACCTACAGGCGATCTATCACTCCACGGTCCTGAAACTAGAAACCAGTTTCGCGCAGCAAATCGAAAAGATCACGAACTGGACCGTGGAGCAGACCACAGCTCTAGAGCAGGAGAAGCTTAGACTAGCGAGCGAGACCGCCTCCGAGCGAGAACGATTGAGCAAGGAGCACGAGAGCAGGTTAGAGGCGCTGCGGCATGATGCCGAAGCCTTGGAACAGCGCCGTAAGGACCTAGATGATCGGGACTATATGCACGCGAGGCGCGGGACCCTCGGCGAGTTGCGCAAGAGGATTCTTGAGAGGCAGCAGAAATTCACACTCACACCCGAGACCACCCGACTACGTACGCCTATCCATATCGCGCTGATCGTACTCATCGCGGCGCTTTTCGGTGCAAACTACGTCACGGCGAGTACAGTCCTGAGTCTGGACGTTGGAAAAGTCGACTGGCCCGTGCTCGCCTGGGCGTTTGGTAAGCAGAGCATTGTGACAATCGCACTGGTTGGCGCCCTGTTTTTCTATGTAAGATGGATGAACCGGTGGTTCGAACAGCACGCCTCCGCCGAGTTCTTGCTGAAGCAGTTTGAACTGGATATCAACCGCGCCAGTTGGGTGGTGGAGACCGCGATGGAGTGGCGAAGAGACCAACACTCCGAAATCCCTGCGCCTCTGCTCGAAGGTGTCACTCGGAATCTATTTGCTTATGGCGACAGCTCATCCCAGGAGCATACGGCAGCAGATGATTTGGCATCAGCACTAGTGGGTAACGCCTCGCAGCTGAAGCTCAAGGTGGGCGACAACGAGGTGAACTTCGACCGCAAGGGCCTCAGCGGCCTTGCCAAAGCGGAAGGGTCGAAGTCCTGAAGCGGTAGCGTACCACCTAACGCGCCCTTCGAGCCCCGCCGATATCGGCCCAAGCGTCGCCGTCATCGTGCAGCGGACGCAGGATCATCCTGATCTCTCGCTCGAGAACGTCGACGAATTGGCCCCGCTCCACGGGGCCTAGGTCAGCACGGCGCGCCTCCACGATCAGATCGCCGAACGCCTTCTCCAGCTCCGTCCTGGTCATTGGCCTCTCCTTTCAAATCGGCGGCTGGCTCGGTGCTGGCCTAGGCGGCGGCCCAAAGCCGACGCCGTCACCGTCGAGATCAGCGTCGAGCCACCACATGCCACTGCTATCGGTGGCGCCGTCGCGCTGTAGGCGCTCGGCGCAGTGAGAATTGAGGTCCGTCACGCAAAAATCCGTCACGCTACATCTTATATCTTCTATAGACTCTATGCAGCGTGATGCATTTAAGGGTGACGCGTCGTGTTCCCGAACAGCGGCCTTCTTGGCTCGATACTCCCGAGCCCGCTTTGCGTTCTGCTCCTTCTTTCGGATCTCCATCTCCTCCGCCGTCAGCTGAAGCCGGGGCCTGCCGCGAGGGGCGCCTGATCGGTTCTTAGCTCGGTACTTGCGAGCGCGTGCGTTGGTTTTCTCCTGATTGGTATCGCGACGTCGGTCATAGTTCGGATCGTCGTCGGCGCCAATGAACCGGAAGCCAAGGCGGTTGCGATCGTCCAGGGTGACGTCGAGTGCGACTGCGCACTGATCGGCAGTCCACCGCTTGTTGGACTCCGCGGTACTGGAAATGAGTTCGGATAGCTCACTCTGCGTAAGCCATGGCGCCCAGCGGGCGCACCAACGCCGGAGGTGATGTTGCCAGTTGTGCGGCGACGCCAAGTAGACGTGGTCGGCTGCCCAACCTAGGGGGCTTCCTTTGGGCCAAATCTTCCAGCCGCGAAGCCCGTTCCAAATTCGGGCTTCTTTAAGTCGACCTCGAGCGACGACGGGCGGTAGACTCTTGTTCTTAGACTCGCCGGCGTTTATATTACTGTCGTCGATCACGGTGGTTGCCTCCATCCGTGTTGATTTGAAATTCAGAAGCCCCGTCGATTGCAGTCGGCGGGGTTCTGTATTTTGTGGGGGAATGTCAGGCCTGCTCAGCGCTGGTCACAGCCTGCCGGCGTTCCCACGCGATCAGATCACCGAGACGCCAGTAGCGGTTCGCCACGCGACCGCTGGCGTCAAAGGTCCGCATGGCGGGACGCGGGAAGTCCATATGTGGCTGACTTAGCCATCTATCGATCGTTCTGACCGAAACATCGAGGCGTGTCGCCACGCTGCGAGCGGTCAACTTTCGATCTTGGTCACTAGCTTGTGGAATGCACGCATCACCTGCATGCAAAAGAGCAGCATCCTGACTCACGGCGAGTCTCCTCGAAAGGGCCAAAGGCCCAGATGGATTGATTGTGGGATGCGCTGTTGCGCCGTGCGCTGACGGCGGTCATCTCGACCACACGCGGTTCGGATGCTGCCTAGACGGCCATTATCATTCGAACGATCGGAGTGCGGCAATCAACATATGCTGAGTTCTTCTTCCGTCAACCGCAGACATGTTAATTGAACTCAACAATTTTCGTCGGGGTCTTGGCAAGGGGTGCAGTGGTCTTGCCAAGGGGTTGCTCGACGATGCTCGCGACCAACTCGGCCAGCTTCTCGAAAGCTTCACGCTTCTCCCGTGCGTACGCGTAGCGGTCATAGGTACCCTCGACGCCGCCAATGACATGCCCCAAGCATCGTTCCGCGTGATCACCCAGAACACCTGCCCGGCTCATCAACGTGCGCGCGGATCGGCGAAGGTCATGCAGCGTCCACCGCTCGAGCTTGACGTCGCCGGCATCCTCGCCAGCCTCCTCCGCCATATGGCGCAACTGGGCAAGCATCAACTTGTCAAAGTCGAGCTTACGAGATCCCCAGCCACGCAGTGGCGCCTCTCCGTCCATTGTAAAGACCAAGTCTCCCTTCCCCATTTTCGGCACCTTTGCGATGATGGCGATCGCCGCCTTTGACAACGGGACCAGATGGTCGAGCTTCGTCTTGTAGCGCCCCGCGGGCACGGTCCAGTCGTTTCGCTCCATCTCGCTACGTCGGAGGCCGGCGGCCTCGTTACGACGCGTGGCGGTCAGCAGAAGGAACTGAAGGTAAGAACCGAACAGCCCCGCCTCGCTTGCAGCGCGCCACAGCGCGCGCAGCTCGGTGTCTGACAAGGTGCGTTTGCGCGCACGTTCTTTGGTTGAGGTTCGCGCCATGCCTCGCATGATCGGGCTGACGTAGTCATCGGTGCGGACCGCGTACCAGCCGAACAGTCGACGCACCGTTGCCAAGGTGTAGTCCGACATCACTGGCCCCTTGCTCTGCTCGATCTGGTCGAGAAGCTTCACGATCTCCGAGCGCTTTATGCTCTCGATCGTCCGGTCGCCGAGCACCGGGAAGACCAACCTCTCAAGAACATTCTCGCGAGTTCCGATAGTCCGAAGCGACCTGTGCTGAGCGAGATACAACTTGGCAACCCTGCGCAGCGTGTTCTCGGCATTGGCCTTCTTCCGCTCCGCCTTCTTTGCCTCGGCAGGATCAACCCTCTTGGCAACGGAGACCCGCGCTTCGTCGGCGAGATCGCGAGCGTCACCGATCTTGATTACCTCGACACCGCTGTGGGTGTAGGCAACGCCGAGCGTGAGTTTCTTGGACTTGCCGGCAAGTCGATATCGATATGCCCAGCTCTTGGCGCCGCTGGGCTGCACGAGCAGGTACAGGCCGGCGCAACCCGGGTCGGGCACCTCGTATCGCTCGGCCTTTGCCTCCAGGTTCTCGACCGCCTTGACCGTAAGCCCGCGAACTCTCGCCAT